ATGCCTGCCGTGCCCATTGCGCCGACAGCACCGCCGATAGCACCAAAGCCACCGATACCAAGCGCGGATTGCCCCGCCGCTTTGAAGACGCCTGCTGCCGCCGATGGCGCAGGCTTCTGCATGCGCTGTGCGCTTGCTCGCATCTTGCGCTCTGCGTCCTTGAGTCCCTTGTCTACGCCCTCGGTTGTGACGACGACAGGAACATTGACTTTTGGCAGACTAGGCACGTTTTGCCCCCTCGGTAAATGCGGTTCGTACTGCGTCTTCTACGTATTGCACGACTCGACTTTGATGCCGTTGCCCTGCTCGTGTGATGTACAGCCTGCGGTAGATGCGAGCGCCGAGCGTTGCGCTTTGTTTCTTCATGCCTCTTCGCCATCCTCGATTCTGCGAGAAAGGCACGATGCGAGCGCTGCGATTGCCTTTCCAATTGCGCACCAGTTTCGGTGCAGGCTTCGGCCCGAGCGTTCCGTTGGTAACAACAAGACCTTTCCGAACTGGTCGCCAACCGCCGTCGTACAGGTGCGAGCGCCTGCCGACGCGGTTGCCGTCTTTGCGCACGCCGACACCGCACCAAATCCGGCCTTTCTTGTAGGTCTTTGTCTTGACGGCAACGTCGCGCTTCGTGCGCTTGGCTCTCGGCAATGCCAGCGATTTAATCGTTCGTTTGACGGCGTTGCCCCAATCGCGAAGGCCCTGCCGGACGATTTTGCGGCGCACGTTTTTGGGTAGTTCCTGTGCTAGCGCTGTGATGCGCTTCAAGTCCGCTTCCGATGGTCGGAACTGGATTCGCCATTGCACGCTTCCTGTTGTCGAGCTCACGGCGAATTCCCTCCCAATCAGGAATCTCAAGCGCTACGTTCAACAAGCAAACGCTGACCGCATCAAGACTGGTGCTCGAAAGTTTGACCGCTGCAAGTAGCACCCGACGTGCAGCGTCAGTCAGTCCCGGCCTTCCGCGTAAAGCGGCTCCACAAGTGCAGCGATTCGCTGCACCGTAAATGCGTCACACGCAAGCACTTCGTCTACCGATTCAAACGCAGGATTGCCGTTCTCAAGCACGTGTCGAGCGACCATCCACGCTTGCAAGCGTTCCGGTGTCTTTGCAGAGACCTGAAGCGCTTCAATAAGGTCAAGCGCAGAAGGTCTGCGCAATTCAACAGCGGTGCCGTCTGCGAGCTCGCGGCGCACGTTCTTCAAAGTCAGTGCGTCACGAATGCTCATGCGACGGTTACCGCGCCAGTGAATTGCAGCGTGAAGTTCGCGCGGATCACTTCGTTAGTAGATGCTGTAGCGCTGAACGATTGCACGAACGCGTTGCCTGTGTAAGTCATTCCGGTTGACAAGGTAAGAACGACAGCTACAGCGTTTGCACCGGTGTCAATAGCGGTTTCTACTGCTGCCATGCCTACATCATTTTGATCGTAGAACATGTCAACCGTAGCCGTGAATCCGCGATTTCCTACGATGTAGGTTCGCTCTCCGGTGGCAATGTCCGTCGTGTCGATCATTGTTTGATCGACATTGACTGTGACTGTTCCAAGACCTGCGCAAGCGTCCCCGTCAAACGTGAGCGCTGCAAGTGCTGATGATTTTGCCGCCATTCGTCACTCCTTATAGTGAATCGTAATCGTGTTAGAGACTTCAGCAGGTTGCTGCTCGTCGCCTTCGCCAACGCTCGGCGCGTCAACTGTGTAGCCGTCAAACATCACCGCTGTAAATTCGAGCCCGTTGTACGTTCCTGTATCGCATGCGCTCGGAACGTAAGCAGCAATATCAAGTGCGTCTTCGGTGGTAACTGCGATCACGCGCACATCAACGACTGCTTGCCAGTGGTCTTTTGTAGCGCTGCGCTCGTTGCTTGTGATTTCGTACGTGATAGCCGGAAGCGCGGTCAGTTGCGGTCGGTACCCGTGAGAAATTGGGTGTGCCGCTAACTGTGCCGTTCCGTCAAGCATGTTCCGTACCGCTGCTTCCAGGCTCATACGACCTCCTCACAGTCCATGACTGCAACCATGTCGGCTTCGTCAAGGTTTGTGATGCCAGCAATGCGAAACGTGCGACCGCGGACAACAAGTCGAAAGGTTTCGTTGATTCCCCAACGTTGCGCAGAATTCCAACGGCATCGGATTTCTGCACGTCGCACGGTGGCTACGCCGTCTGCGTACTGCTGCTCGTTGGCACTGTCTGTGCGCAAATCCACCCACAACGGAGGGTTCCCCGGCTCCGCTGCATTGAGATCGGTAAATCCACCTACGCGCATGCCAAGCGAGTTGGTAGACGCGCTTGGTGCAAGCACCGTTGCAGGAAAGCGCAGGCGACCGCTGCCGATCATCGCAAGGCCCCACGTGCGCTGTAGGCTTGCATGATGAACTTCAACGAGAGCGGAACCTCTGACAGCGTCACCGGGTTTGTTGCGTCAGGGTTTGCATACCAAGCGCCGACTAAAGCAACAATTGCTTGTTGCAAAGCATGCGGCACTTGCGCGTAGCCGGAAACGTAGGTGACTGTTGGAAACGTGCCTTCGTAGATTTCCGGCCGCTCTTTGAAGTTCAACACAAGCAGGCTGTCTGTGTTGTCTACGTACCAATCTGCCGTTGGCATCGTCGTCAGTACGTTGCTGCCGTTGTAGTAGGTCACCGACGTAACCGATGTAGCTGGCTGAACTGGCAAAACGAAGCGCCGCCACTTGTCGAGCTTCGCCGTGCGCGTTTCGCTTCCAAGCCCGATCCCAAGTTCGCGCTCAAGCATTTCGCCAGCAGCAATGCAAAGCGTAGTAAGAATGACATCGTCTGCGTCTACGTCAATGCGTAGCCGCGTCTTCAGAACGTCGATTGGGATCGGTGTCGCAGCCATAAAAGCAGCCGCGCGGTTTCCCGCGCAGCCGCCGAGGTAAGAAAGATTAGCTAGCGTTGAGACCGTAGATTGCTGCGAATGCTTCGGGCTGCATGATGCGCGAATCCGTGCGCACAGTCATGTACAGCGTGGTGCGCTGATTTGCTGCACCGCTGTATGGATCAATCATCGAACTCATGCCAGTTCGGTCAAAGATTTCGAAGTAATCCCAATTTCCGACGATGAAGAAGGCACTACCGCGAACGTTAGCCGAGGTAGTATCGCTTTGCGTCGTAGGAACGTATTCGCCGATGTAGTACGGGATACCGAGGATAGTGCCGGGATTTCCACCGCTGATTCCTGCGGTTTCGTTGATCTTCCAAACGTAGTCGGTGCTATTCACCTTAATCTTGCGCACAGCCTTAATCATGGCATCCGAGGTGAGGATTCGGAAGTTTCCCGTGCGGTATTGGGGTGCAACTGCGTGCACGCAGTCAATCAGGTTGTCACCAGTGACAGCCGAAGCGCCCGCATCTTCAGCAAGAGCGACACCTTGGTTGATGATGCGGCCACTGTTGGTTGACGCCCAAGAAGTCGAAGACGTATCGCCAATGCCCTGCGGCTGCGAAGCTCCTGTACCAACTGTGTAGTACTGATCCATGATCTTCGCGAGCGATACACCGCAGCGGTCGGCGACGTACTGCAAACCAGTTCCGATTCCGCCTGTGCCGATAGCGTCCTCGATGAATTCCTGCGACATCGTCGTTGCACAAACAAACTTGTACGGGGTCACAGACACCGACGCAAAAGCTGAATCGCTTGCGGTAATCGCCCCTTCTTCCGCGACAAGTGCAGACGTTGGAAGTGCACCTTCAATTGTGATAGTGCGTTTACTATCAATGGTTGTTACCTTCGCAAGTTGACGCAGCACAGACGCTTGGTACATACGATCAACGATGCGGCGTTCCATGTCGGTTGGAACTCCAACGTTGGAAGTGCTTCCTACGGTGAGGACGCGCATTTCCGCTGCATCGCCGCGAGCAACCGCCGACAACCAACGCTGCGCGTATTCGGCACTGCTGCGGTCCTCTACTGCGTTTCGCGACACAGCGGCCTTAAACTGCGGTGCGGCAAGCCGTGCTTCGTATTCTGCGGCTCGCTCTTCAGCGGTGCGACGTGCAGAACGCTCCTGCGCCAAGCGCTCGACCATGTCAAGGTCAGCGTCAATGCGCGCAATCTTCTCGCGCTCTTCGCCGCTACCGCGGCGCTCGACCTGGTGCGTCTGTGCGCCAGTGCGAGCGGCGAAGCCGTCAAGGGTCTTGCGGTACTCGTGAACGACGTTCTCAAGATTGTTCAACTCATCAGACATTGCAATTCTCCATCCTGTGCTTGTGGATTTCGAGCCGCAGACGGGCGGCCTCCGTAACAGCCGCGGACACGCTCCGCAGGCTCGAATTAGTCTTGTCTCCGTACGCAGCGTCAACTACCACGCTCAACTCCACCAGTCGAGCAGCAGTCACGGTGCGTTCCGTGCGTCGTGCGTTCCATTCGTCGCGGTCAACGTAGAAACCAAACGACATCTCGCCGCTGAGGTCGCCACGCTCAAGCAGCGCTCGAACGTCGCGGCCAAGCGTTGTGTCGGCGAGGTCGGCAGAGAAGCGAAGCCCTGCGGCTGTGTCGGCGAGCGACAGCGTTCCGCTGCGAGTGCGAGCAAGCAACGCGCTTGCATCGTGGTTGAAAAGCAGTTTGATGTCTGCGCCTGCGATGTCACCGAAAGCGCCACGCGAAATGCGCTCTCGAAACTGCGGTGCAAACGGTTCGCTGATTTCACGCGACCACTTGCCGTACGGAATGGCAAGCCCTGCGAGCGTGCGGCCTGCTGGCGCTGCAACGGTGATGCTGCGACGTTCAAGCGAAGTCATCGACGCT